AGAATCACGGCGCTGACGCCCGCGCAGGCGGCGCGAATCCTGGCCGCCGCCGGGAAACGGCGGATTACCGAGGCGATGGTCAAGGCCGACGTCGAGGCTGGTGCGCCCACCAACGCCGACGGCACGCTCAACCTCGTCCATTACACCGCCTGGCTGGCGCGGGAGGCTGCCCATGGCGATTGACGTGCGCCAACTGCGGCCGTCGATGCTGACGCGGATGCTGAACTCCACGCCGCTGGGCGAGGTACTCGGCGACCGGCAGTTGCGCCGTCATCGCAACCGGGCGGGCTACCGGATCGGCGACGAGAAGCACGTCGATCTGCTGCGCTACGCCGCGTGGCTGCTGTGGAACCGGCACAACCCGGAACCGGAACGGGAGCCGCGCGACTACGAGGCGATGAAGGAAGCCGCCCGCGCCCGCAACGCGGAGCTGTCGGCCATCGGTCGGGACATCGGCAAGATCCCCGAGGTGATCGACCCGGAGCGCAAGGCCAGGGCCGCGACCGACTTCCGGTTCTTCTGCGAGGCCTACTTCCCCGAGACCTTCAGCCTGCCGTGGTCGGACGACCACCTGAAGGTGATCGCCAAGATCGAGCTCGCCGTTCTGCGCGGCGGGCTGTTCGCGATGGCGATGCCGCGCGGCAGCGGCAAGACCACGCTGGCGGAGACGGCCTGCATCTGGGCGATGCTGACCGGGGCGCAGGAGTTCGTCTGCCTGATCGGGTCGGATGCCGGGCACGCCCGCAGCATGCTGGAGAGCATCAAGGTCGAGTTCGAGACCAACGAGCGGCTGCTCGAGGACTATCCCGAGGCGGTCTTCCCGATCCACGCGCTCGAGCGGATTCACAACCGCGCCAATGGCCAGCTCTGCGGCGGCAAGGCCACGCGCATCGTCTGGACAGCGGACGAGATCGTGCTGCCGACCATCGCGGACAGCAAGGCGTCGGGCGCGATCATCCGCGTCGCGGGAATCGAGAGCCGCATTCGCGGCATGAAGTTCAAGCGTGCCGACGGCCGCGCGGTGCGCCCGTCGCTGGTGGTGCTCGACGACCCGCAGACCGACGAGTCGGCGCGGTCGCTTTCGCAGTGTGCTACGCGCGAACGCATCCTCGCGGGCGCGGTTCTCGGGCTGGCCGGGCCCGGCAAGAAGATCTCCGGCATCATGCCCTGCACGGTCATCCGCCCCGGCGACATGGCCGACAGCGTCCTCGACCGGGAGAAGCACCCGGAATGGAACGGCGAGCGCACGCGGATGGTCTACCGCTTCCCCACCAACGAAAAGCTCTGGGCCAAGTATGCCGAGGTGCGGGCCGAGTCGCTCCGCGTCCACGGGGACCAGCGTGAGGCGACGGCGTTCTACGAGGCGAACCGGGCCGCGCTCGACGAGGGCGCGGAGATCGCTTGGCCGGAACGTTTCAACCACGACGAAGCGTCGGCGATTCAGCACGCGATGAATCTGAAACTCCAGGACGAGGCCGCGTTCTTCGCCGAGTACCAGAACGAACCGCTCCCGGAGAAGGGCGTCGAGGACGAGGGACTCCTCACGTCCGACCAGATTGCCGGGAAGCTGAACGGCATGAAGCGCAGCGAGATCCCGGTCGGCGTGACGCACCTCACGATGTTCATCGACGTCCAGGGCAAGCTCCTCTTCTGGGTCGTGGCGGCGTTCGAGGAGGATTTCACCGGCTACCTTGTGGACTATGGCGCTTACCCCGATCAGCGGCGGGCGTACTTCACCCTTCGTGACGCGCAGCGGACGCTGCAATCCGTGGCGAAGGGCACCGGGTTGGAGGGCGCGATCTACGCCGGGCTGGAGAATCTCACTGGCGACTACCTGAATCGCGAATGGCGGCGTGACGACGGCGCGATGATGCGGGTGGACCGCTGCCTGATCGACGCCAACTGGGGAACCTCCACGGACGTGGTTTACCAGTTCTGCCGCCAGAGTTCCCATGCGGCGGTGCTGCTCCCCAGCCACGGCCGGTTCGTGGGCGCGGCCAGCATGCCGTTTGCCGAGTACAAGCGCAGGCGCGGCGACCGCGTCGGACTGAACTGGCGCATCCCGAACGTCCAGGGCAAGCGGGCTGTCCGGCACGCGATCTTCGACTCGAATTTCTGGAAGAGCTTTGTCCACGCGCGGCTGGCGGTTCCGATGGGCGACCGGGGTTGTCTTTCGCTCTTCGGACGCGACGCGGAGGTGCATCGGCTTCTGGCCGAGCATCTGACGTCCGAGTACCGGGTGAAGACCGAGGGGCGTGGCCGCGTGGTGGACGAGTGGCGCATGCGGCCGGAGTCGCAGGACAACCACTGGCTCGACGGCATTGTCGGGTGCGCCGTGGCCGCGTCGATCCAAGGCGCGATCCTGCCGGGCACGGACGCCAAGGCCGCGCCCGCGCGTGCGCCGATCCGGCTATCCGAACTGCGAAAGGGCAAGAGATGAAGCCTGCTGCCGACAACAATCGGCCCGCGCCCAAGCGGGGACTGGAGTGTCCATCTTGCGGTTGCAAGCACCTCCATGTCGTCTACATCAGACCCACCGAAGGCGCACGTGTCCGGCGACGCAGGGAATGCCGGAATTGCGGGCGGAGAATCACCACCTACGAGCACTCAATCGGGTGATTTCCGGTACAGACGGTCTACCGGTGTAACAAAATGCGGGAAATGCAGATTCCTCCAGCAGAACGACCCCCGAGCGGCAAATAACCATGTAGAGGCACCGAGTGTCGGATGCCGGAGGCCACTACATGGCGGACGAGATCGACAAGACCATCGAAGAGAATGCCAAGGGTCCCAAGCGGGCCAGCGGCGATTCCGTCAGCGTCGAACAGCACTCGCTGGGCGACCAGATCGCGGCCGACAAGTATCTCGCCTCCAAGAAGGCTGCCCAGTCCAAGCGTCTGGGCATCCGTATGTCGAAACTCGTGCCGTCGGGGAGCGACTGATGATCCAGACCGTCGAATCCAAGCCGAAGACGCCGGTCCGCCTGGGCGGGTTCCAGAGACCCATCCTGCGGCGTGCCGACGTTCGCGCCCTGGCGCGGCGGCGGGTCCGGGCCGGATTCGACTCCGCCGAGACGACCGACAACAACCGCCGCCACTGGGCGCGGGCCGATTCCCTCTCGCCCGACGCGGCGGCCAGCCCGGAAGTGCGGCGCACGCTGCGCAACCGCGCCCGGTACGAGGTCGCCAACAACTCCTACGCCCGGGGCATCGTCCTCACACTGGCCAACGACACGGTCGGCACCGGTCCCCGGCTGCAAATGCTGTCTGACGACCCGATCATGAACCGCACCGTCGAAAGCCAGTTCCATCTCTGGTCGCAGGCCGTGGGACTGGCCGACAAGCTCCGCACTATGCGGATGGCGCGATCCCAGGACGGCGAGGCATTCGGCGTTCTCGCCTTCAACCCCTTTGTGGAGCACCCGGTCCAGATTGATCTCCTGCTTGTCGAGGCCGACCAGATCGCCAGCCCGTGGCGTCATATCCCGGACGATCACGAGGTGGACGGTGTTGTCCTGGACGACTTCGGTAACCCCATCGCCTACCGCGTCATGAAGGACCATCCCGGCGGGCCGAACCGGGTGGTCTTCGACGACTTCACCACCGTACCGGCACCGTCCATGATCCACGTCTTCCGGCAGGATCGGCCGGGCCAGCACCGGGGCATCCCCGAGATCACGCCCGCGCTGCCGCTCTTTGCGCAGCTCCGGCGCTTCACGCTGGCCGTGCTCTCGGCGGCGGAGGCGGCTGCCGACTTCGCGGGCATCCTCTACACCGACGCCCCGGCCAATGGCGAGGCGGACTCCGTCGAACCGATGGACCTGATCGAACTCGAGCGCAACATGCTCCTCACCATGCCCGGCGGCTGGAAGATGAGCCAAGTCGAGCCGATGCAACCGGCCACGACCTACGCCGAGTTCAAGAAGGAGATTCTGAACGAGATCGCCCGGTGCCTGAACATGCCGTTCAACATCGCGGCGGGCAACTCCTCGGGCTACAACTATGCTTCCGGGCGTCTGGATCACCAGACCTACTTCAAGTCCATCCGCGTGGATCAGTCGTTCACGGCGTCGCGAGTCCTGGACCGCGTGCTCACGGCATGGCTCCGCGAATACGCCGTTCTCACCCGGAACCTCGGGCTGATCGGCGTCATCCCCCCGCACCAGTGGTTCTGGGACGGCTTCGAACACGTCGACCCCGCCAAGGAAGCCAACGCGCAGGAGACCCGGCTGCGGAACCACACCACCACGCTCGCGCACGAGTACGCCCGGCAGGGCAAGGACTGGGAAATGGAACTGCGACAACGCGCCAAGGAGAAAGCCCTCATGGATGAACTCGGACTCGGCGCGACGGAAACCGTTCCGTCCGCCCCCGGCAACAAGACGGAGGAGAAAGACGACGATGAATAGGACGAGAAAGACCGTGCCCGGCGGGTTCTACATCCGCGCCGAAGCGGGCGATGTGAACCTCCAGGCGGCGACGGCCGACGACGGCAAGACGCTGCGGCGCTTCACCATGACCGCCTACACCGGCGGCGCGATGGCGCTCGCGGGCTGGCCGTACCCGGTGGTCGTGGACCTGACCGGACTGGCCCTCGGCAAGAAGTCGCGGCCGATCCTGATGAACCACGACATCGCGCGGATCGTCGGCCACACCGACACCGTCGGGGTGGAAGGCACCGCACTGACTGTCGCCGGAGTGATTTCCGGCGTGGGAAGCGCGGCGCGGGAAGTGGTCGGTGCGTCCGACAACGGCTTTCCCTAGCAGGCGAGCCTGGGCGCGGCGGTGAAGAAGGTCGTCTTCGTGCCCGA